AGGTGGTATAGAAGCAATAGATATCATTCAAAGTCGTTTGACTAAAGAAGAGTTCATTGGTTATCTAAAAGGATCAAAACTTAAGTATGACTTAAGATATCCTTTCAAGAATAATCCACAGGAAGATTTAGAGAAATCTGAATGGTACAAAGACAGATTGATTGATGTAATGCGTGATGAAGAGGCTATTAATCCTCCAGAAATTACTGCTCAATTACAAAGACTAGAAATGGTAGATGATTAACACATTTCAAAAAGATTTGTCTCGTGGCATTAATATTGAAAACAAATTATTAGAAATAATAAGAAAAAAATATCCTTCAGCAAGTTTAATAAATAAATATAAAGGATATGATATATGGATACCAGAAACAAATAAATCTATAGAGGTAAAATATGACCCAATGAGTAATCAAACAGGTAATATAGTTATTGAAATAGAAATGTTTGATAAGCCATCTGCATTAATAACAACAAAAGCAGATTATTGGGTTTTTTATGATGATTATAAATTTGTTTCCATAAAGCCTGTAGATATAATTAATTGTATTTTTTTAAATAAATTAATATATAAAGAGTTTATAGGAAATGGAGATACTAAAAGTAAAAAAGCATTTTTAGTTCCAAAAGAAATATTATTTTCTTATGGTAAGACTTTAATCGTCTAGTTCTGGTACTTCTGAATAAACGGAAAGCCCATCACCACTTATTTCGATGTGGCTTCCGTCATCTAACATTATAATAAGCACGTCTTCACCGTAGTAAGCTTCTGCTTCTACGATCTGTTTTCCAACCATATGCTCACATAATTGTTGAATATTCATAATTTTCCTTATATGCTGATAACCGATTCTTTTGTGACTTGTTCTGACTTCACTGACCTGCTCCATGAACCGCATCCTTGACATTGAAAGCGTTGATAAACTCTAGATAAACTAACTTGAGTGCCACGTTTATTTAATTTGCGTGATCCGCAATTTGGACATACTGTATTTGCAGTATACGCATTATGATTAGGATGTGATTTAATCCATGCTTTAAACTTATCATAGACTTTCTCTAAAAGCACAACGTCATTCTTGTTGTATTCTTCCATAGTCTTCCAAGCCTTACGATCATTATTCATACACTTAACCCACAACGTATGACCTTCATGTTCAGTCTTACTTCCTAATCCTAAAGCTTGTGATACATAATCTAGTTTGTTAGAAACAAATCTAAATTGTCTTCTTGCTACTTGTAACAAATCTATCTGTTTAGCTGGTGCTGGAGGGCTCATACCAGATAATAAAAATTCTTTTTGTAAGATTGGTATATCAAATCTAGAGCCATTGTAATGGACTACGGCATCTGCTTCATCTAAAAGCTTATGCACAGATTCTAGCATTTTCTTCTTACCAGATTTCTGTATAGAGTCAAACATAATCTTTGATTCACCATACCATTTGGCTGCATAACACAATGTATATGATGATTCTAGAAGCTGGTTTATAGATATGTTCTGGTCATAGATACCCCATACATGAGCTGTATTTGGTGACACTTCTATATCAATCATTAAAATTTTCATGGTATTCTCTGTTATTGAGATTACTTATTATACACCAAGAAAAAGTCGTCTTTCATCTAATCTACGGTTCTGTAACCCTTTTAATATCTTACCACCAGCTCTACAATACTTAACTAGCGATTCCATAGCCGCTTCTTTATTGCCACGAAGCAACGCTTGACGGATGGTTGAACGCTGAAAGCATCCAAGACCCAGATTAAAGCAAAAGCTGACAAGAGCGTCAAATTCATGTTGTCGAAGAGGCACGTTAGGTAGCATCTTGCGTACTCCCAACTCGAAGCGATTGAGGTCGTGTTTAAGAATTCCATCTATTTCCTCGTTTGTAAAAGTTCTATTCCAAGATTGAGGCAATGATTTGCCATCGCCGATAAGATGACCAACACCAACAGTCCAAAGCCCAGCAGGACAACGATAGGGCTTATTACGAACACCTTCATGATGACGGATTAACTTGATTGCCTCTTTAGATACTTTCACGTTTCTTTTCCCATGTACGAGAACCGAAATAGAAACCAATAATACTTGCTGTAATAGCCATTTCATCTGTACCAAACACTGCATCTGAAGCTGTTACAAAGTCTACACCTGTCCACATAGCCCAGCCTAGAGAGATAAGGTTGATAAGCACTAACTCACCTACAAAGATGAAAGCAACTACAGGTCTAACCATAGCGTTCCAATTCTTAACTGTAGGACTTGCATTTTCTACTAACTTCTTATCGTGGTCATATAATGCTTCACGTTCTTGTGCGTATGTTTGCACTTCTATTTGGTCTAGTTTAATAGCTTCTATTTTTTCTTGTGATATAAAGCCTGCTTTAGCTAACTCTAATTCACGCTCTGTTTGTAGTTTAGCCATATCTCTTTCATGCTTTTGGTCACCCTTTTGCTGAAAGAAACCTAAAACACTAGGTAAGCCTGAAGTAGCAAAACCTAATATACCTGATAGAATACTTAACATTTATAACTCCTTTGGATCAAAGCCATATATTCTGGCTACTTGTTTTTGTAATTTACTAAATCTACCTTTGTGTGAATGATAATCACCTTTAGGTTGTTCTAGATATAAAGCCATATGTATCATTTCGTGCATAAGCGTTTTAACTACAGTATCTAGATGACTGCATTTACCAGTGCTTATTGTGATAATGTGTGGGTCACCTGATTCACATGGCTGATACTCACCATATAATTCAACACTGCTAGTGACAACAAATTCTACTTTAGATGGTGGTGGAAATTTATAATTATCAAATGGAGGAAAATATACAAAAGCAGCATAAAGTGCAGCTATATTATCTTCCGTAATGAATTTCATTTTGATAAAGGATTCATGCTAGAACGTTTAAGAGTGTTAAGCTTGTCATCCATAGCATTAACAGTAGCTTCTAATTCTTTTCTTAACCCACCTACCATAGCAGATGTTTCACGAGAGTTAGCAATAGCGTCTGAAGACTTTTCACTAGCTTTCATTATAGATTCTGATAACTGATATTGTCTTTCTGATACAGCTTTCATTTGTATCTCTAGACCGTTAATGCGTGACTCTATAGGTGCTAGATCAAGACTATCCACAGCCTCAATTGCCGAAACCATCTTGTTGTAAAAAGTTATGCCTGCGTATGCTCCTCCAGCTACTATCGGTAATACGATCAAAATCATCTTGAGAAGTGCCGAGCTGGATAAGCTCAAGCTGAAGGTTTTGGTTTCTTCCGAACTCACGGTTTGTCTCCTGTTCAAATTTAAATGCGTCTGTTATCTCTATTTGTTGTATAATAGGTTTATTAAGTATTTCTAAAGAAAGGACTATCCCAAAACCATGTACAATTTCTTTACCCTTTGGTACGTCAAGTTTAGGACTTTCCTTGCTTTCACTCTTTTGTTCAGTTTTTGGTGTCTCTTTTGGGTTTTCTTCTTTTGCTTTTGGTGTATCTTTCAGTTCTTGTTTTGGCTGTTCAACCTTAAGTGGTAATTCAGCTTTAGGCACTTCTTGAGCTAAAGGATTTTCTATGGGTGTAGGAGCTACAGGAACGCCTATAGAAGAGTTATTTATTGGGTTAAGGGGTGAGGTAGGGCTAACTGGAGAACTCACGTTGGTGACGTTTGTAGCACTCTTAACACAGGTATTAGATGTTTCTACCCAAGCACCAAAAACAGGATTTCCATAAGGGTCTGGACAGGATGAGTATCTAGTCTCTGTAATAGACCCTACATAGTCTGCTTGACAAGCTAGTTGTCTAGTTTCAACGCTTGTTTGACACGTTGGAGGATCTGGCGTGCAATTGTTAGAAGTTTCTGTCCAAGCTGACCAGCTTTGCGTAGAACAACTAAAATTCCTGCTTTGATTAATAGCACCGCTATAGTGAGGTAACGTGCAAGCAGTGGTTTGGTTTTCAACCAAGTCTGAACAAGCAGGTGTTTGATAAACACCGCAAATCGGATCATCTGGTCTATAAGATACGCACCAATAGTCTTTAAGTGCAATTTGTGGATCAATGCCATTACAATAGAGGGAGCCTTCAAGCATATAGCCTTCAGGCGTTGGAGTATAGTTGCAATACCAAGCATAAGCATTATTTCCTTGTAGGGATAGAAGTAGTAATAGGCTCGTCAGGAACAAGCGGTATAGTGAATGTTTGACCATAAAGTTTCTTGAATGTATCTGGTTTTAATTCATACCAGCCACGCTTTGCAGCATCACCGATAGAACCGTTAATAGGGCATGGTGAACCTGATTGCAACATAGCTTCAAATACTCTATTGTCTTGACAAAGTATAGATACTGCTGCTACTTTAAGACCTAAATCATTAAGAGTTTTAGCTAGTTTAATGCGTTCACAATTCTCGTCTTTATAGCCAGAGCCACCACTTACGCCAAATATAGTAGATGATACAGAGCCACTAACAGGAACAAGGCAAACGTCTTGGCTAAAAGCACTTATAGAAGGGCTAATGGCACTTGGTGGTGGTTGACCCTTATAGTTAATAGTAGTTGTATCTGCTGCTTTAGCATCCATAGTAAGTGCTAATAAGACTCCTATAGACATTCCAATAAGTAATGATATTAGGTTCCTTAATGTTTGCATTATTTCATTCCATTAGTAAGCAAGTAAACAATAACAAATCCTGCTGTTCCTAATAGTATTTGTTCTAATCTTTTTAGTCTTGCATTTATTTGCTCATAACGTAACGCACATAATTCTTCGTGTGTAGTTAATCTTGATTCTACGTCTGACTTCACCATCTTATCCTTTCGGAGCATTATATAAGTTTATAGGGGGTAGGTATAAATCGTGCCATTCAATCATAGAAGACTCTTGTAGTCTTCAGGATTGGTCATGTACGGTGCTAGTAATCCAGTGGCGTTTATAACATTTGATGGTACAGTAGTACCTGTTACTGGATTAAGTTTAAAATAAGGAGCAAGTTGAATACCAGAATATGGTTGACCACCAGTTTTAATACTGTCAATAACATTTTGTAGATTTTGTTTGCCTAAAGTACCAGCAGCTCTTGTAGATATTCCTTTAAGAGCTGGAACAGTTTTTGCTCCAATATATGCACCAATGGGACCAGCAACAATATTGCCAAATTCTGGACCAAAAGCAAAAGTAGACAATCCTCCGCCAACCAATCCTCCGCCATATGAATACTTTTCCCCTTGTCCAGCTTGACCAAATGATCGAAGTGCGTTTTCAATTTTTCCACCTTTTGCAGCCTGTTCAATAGATGCAATTTCTTCTTTAGTAAATCCACGAAGTTTGTTTTTATTCACAGCTAAATCTTTAAATGCAGATCTTAATTTAGTAGAAACTGCAACATCATCATAAGGATCTGTAGCTTTAATGCCAGCTTTTCTATAAACCTCATCTAACATTTCTGATTTTCTAGCTTGCTTCCATAAGTTTCTAGCTTGTGGAACTAACTTAATAGCCTCTAAATCACCTTTAGCTGGAGATATAAGTTTTGTTGAGTCTAACTTTTCCATAAAGTCATCTAGTTGATCTACAATCTTTCCAGCAAACATTCTATCTGAAGGCTCATTAGACATCTTAAGGCTAGAGATGCTTTCTCTTAAATCTTGCATTTTTTGTAGAGTTTTAGCTGATCCTGTAGCTTCATCTAATTCTTTAATAGCATCTGCAATTTTAGGATTTCTAGCTTCACGAACTTTACTTCCAATATCTACTTTAACTTTATTTACAAACTCATTGTATGGTTCTGATTTAATAAGAACACCAGCATCATCTATTTGTTGATATAATTGAGTTGCTTGTGATTTTATATCTGCAGAAGTAGGAACTTTAGCTTTTGTTCTAAAACCAATATTAGCTGCACCAGTAACAGGTGTAGGTGCAATTTTAGATGCTTCAACTACATTTTGAATGTTTTGTAAATACTCTGGAGCAACTTGACCACGAGGTTGATATGTAAGTGCTTGTTGAACTTGTTGTGCAGTTTTTTCTGCTGTACCTTTACCAAAGTCACCAGTTAATACTTCTTTGCCTACACCAGCAACGTTACCAACTAATTGACCAAATGCACCTGTACCAGCAGTTAAAGCAGCCTCACCAACACCTATTGCTTTTTGACCAATAGTCGATGTAGTAGGTTTATATTGTGATTGAGCAAAACTAATGATGTCTTGTTGAGCTGCACCTTCTGGTGCTTCAACTTTTATAATGCTACCGTCTGGAGCTTGTACTTTAAATATAGGCATATATTTCCTTATTCAACAATTCTAAATCCACCAGTGTTTTTAGCAGGGCTAGATACTGTGGGAATATCTCTAGAAGATACAGGTGGTTTATAAGAACCACGAGCATATAATGGGTCTACAATAAAGTCGGCTGGTCTATATGTTCTATTGTAAGCATTAGAAATACGTTTTTCAGCTAAATCCATTTCTTTATCAATTCTTTCTAATTCAGCTACAATATCTTTAAATTTTTTCTTTTGTTGTAACGAACCTTTAAGGTTTTCAAATCTACTACCTTCTTTTTCTGTTACGTTACCAACTGCAGCACCAGTTTGAGAAGCATTTCTCATGTCTGTAATACCTTCTACAAATAGTTGGTTTTTAAGAGTATCTAATTCTGCAGCAGCACTTGCAGCTTCAGTGTTTGGAATATAAGAAAGTAATACTCCATCCTTACCAAAAGCTGATGCAAAGTTTGGATTATCTAAAATTCTATTTATAGTATTTCTGATTCTTCTTGTAGATCCTAAAGCATATTCTGTAGCTGCAGTAGCTTTAGGTTGTTCAATAATAAGTTGCTCTCTACTCTTTGGAGATATTGCAGAACTTTCAATTAATGGAACACCTTGTTTAACTTCTTGTTCTGGTTGTTTAAATCCAGTAGATGGCTTACCTGAAGGTGTACCTTGTGGGGTACCTGCTGGGGTACCTGAAGGTTGACCTTTAGGTTGACCTGTAAAATATGTTTCTTTTGTTGGCAGTGGTCCACCAAATCTTTTACCAGTTTCAAACTCAAGTCTTGCACGATCTGTTTCTATTCTTGCAGCATCTGCAGTTGTAGGTAATTGTGTATAAATACCAAAATCTTGGAAGTCTTTAGCAGTCCAATTATCAACTGGTTTATTAATTTGTCTAGAAAATATATTTACATCTTTATTAAATAAAGGATCTACATTTGCTATAACCAATTAGTTGTTGTGTTTTAAGTCTTTCTTGCTCATCTTGAGTTAAAAGACCTGCAACAGGACTTTGTCTTGTAAGAAAAAGTGTATCTAGTAATCCTTGAATATCTGCCATAATTATCCTATCCTTCTTACTTGTAATAGATTACCAGCCATTGGTCCAGATTGACCTTGTCTAATTGGTGGTACTGATGACGCAGCATTTCTTAATTTTTGCTCATCTATCATTTTATTTTGTTGTCTAATATTTAAAAGTGATTGTCCGCCACCTAATGCAACCATAGGATTTTGTTGAACATATGACACAGTATTAGGTATAATACTAGAGCCAAAATCAGAAACTTTTTCACCTAATGTAAGTGGTGTATCTATAACCATTCTTCTAGGATCTAATGCTAATGGACTAACTTGACCAAGTTCATCTAATGGTATATTGGTGTATGGAGCAATGTTTATACTTGTACTACCTAATGATTGAGTTCCTAAACCTGTAATACCAGCTCCACCACCACCTGCTACACTTGTAGGAAGTGCAGTATTAAATGCTTGATTCAAAGCTACATCATCTGCAACGTCTAATGCTAATGCAGGATTTACAGCTGTAGATCCTAATTGAACACCAGTTCCAGTAGCAGAAGGTAATGCACTCTTAAATCCTGAAAATAATCCACCGCTACCACCTAAAATACCACCAGTAGCACCACCAAGTAATGCACCAGTCACTGGGCTTTTACCCATAGCAGCAGAACCTACAGCACCGATAGCTGCTGGAACTAAAATCTCTGGACCAAGAGAAGGTTGTAAGAAGTGATTAATAATCCATATAGGATTAAAATACTTAAACATTATTTACCTACCTTTCCTACTGCATAGCAGATTGGCTCTAAAATAGCACGATAAATACGACCTAATGTATCTCTACGCTTACCTTTCATTTCTCGGTAAATGTCAGCTGTTCTGTGACGAGCAATGTGCTCAATAACATTTTTAACAACACGATTAAGCATGCCATTACCTTTAGCAAATTTTACTAATGGTAAGAATAATGTGTGGTATCCTTTTTGATATACTTTAGCGTTAGGCATAGATGCTGAATGTTTAAGCCATACTGCATTTCTGAATGATCCAAAACCATAAGACTCGTTCATCATTGTACATACAATCTTGCCACCACCTGATTGAGTAGTTTTTGTAACTTGACCCATTGGAGCACCATATGCAGCACCCAAGTAAGCTTGTAGTTTTGTGTATGGTTTATTTTGTTCAAATTCGTATCTAGCAATTTGATCTTCAAGAGCTTTTTGTCCAGCTTTGTTAGTCAATGTTGATGCTAAAGTTTGTGCAGCTCTATTTTGTAAGTCTGCAGATACATTAGATCCATAACGACCTGTTAATGCAGCTGAACTTTGTGCTTGTTTAATAGCATCGTTATAGGCTTGTGTAGCTGATTGTGCAGCTGGTCTCATTGCTGCTTCAAAGTATGGGTTAGCACCTAGATACTGACCTTGTACTGTACCCAATTGTTGACCTAATGCTGCACCTGTAAGTGGGCTTCCTGCTCTAGCTTGTGCTTCTGCTTGTGCTAATGCTGACTCTGTTTGTGCAGATGGGCTAACATAGGTTTGACCAGCAAAGTATTCAGGTGTAGTAGTTTGGTATAAGTTTTTAGCTTCACCTAAACCAAATTCTACGAATGGTCTTACAGTAGGATCTAATTCGCTTCTACTTTCAGATGTGCCACCACCGCCAGAACCACCGCCACCATAAAATGTAAATGACTCAACTAAACTTGTAAGCCAATTAGATAAATTCAGTAATTTCATATTTCTTTCCTTAAAGTGTATATTCCCATGTTTGAGGTTTAAAACCCATTTGTCTTGCTTTACGTTCCCATCCACGTCTTTCTGAATTGAATGTAACTTTAGTCTTGCTACCTTGTTTTGCTATTGCTTGTATCTCTTGAAATGCTTGCATAAAGAGTGCCTCATCATTAATTAATGACCAAGCAGCCCATACATGAAGCCTGTTTCCGATTGGTTGAAGTACTACGAATCCTACTGGTTTATTGTCTATAATACCCATAAACAACATAGAACGTTGTTCATAGCAATCACAATATACGTCTTCAGCAATATAGTCTGTGTGACCTTTAGACCTAACTATTTCTAATCCGTGTCTAATATATTCCCAATGTTGACGTAACTGATCTTTAGGTATATAATGTAAAATCATCCTACTATAATATATCCGTATGTTTTATCTGCTGTATTGTTTGCAAAATGTTTAAGTGTTGCACTGCCTTTAGTTCTAGAACTTACATATACATTAGTAGATGCTGAAGGTGATACATAATTCATTGTAGCAATAAGTGATGCTGTGCTAGGTCTGGTAGGGCTTGTGCCTGCTGCTAAAAATTGTAAACTAACAGCTGTACTTGTAGCATACCAATATAGTTCTATATAGTCGTTAGCAGCAAGCTCTAAAAAGTAATTCCATCCAACAATAAGGTGTCCATCTACACCGCCATGACTATTAGGGACAGAAATAAACCCTGTAGAACCTGTTATATCTGTACCATTTTTTCTTAACCACACACTTACGTCTTGTATTTGAGTATCTGTATTTACAAATTGACCAGACCATTGAAAATTATATGTGCCAGCATTTCTTACATTTATTCTTGAACTATTAGACAAATAAACACCATTAGAATAGTCTGTAGTGTTTAATGTCATTGCATAAGCAGTTGTTGTAGATGCAATAGTTTGGTCAGTTAAGTCTTGAAACGCACCATAAGGAACAGCATCACTACCAGCAGCAGCACTAATAGGTGTTAATAATATTATACTATTATAACCTATACGTTCATCATATATTGTGGTAGTTGTGGCATTTCCTGTAGCTAAAGTAATCTCACCTGTATTGTTACTTTTACCTTCTACAAGGTTATTTACAATTTCTGCAACTTCTCTTGGATTGCCACCTGTCCAAGCAAGTTTACGATACATGTCACTTCTAGACATTATCTCGTTCCTTGTTCAGAATAATCTAAATCTGTTCCAATAGCAGAAAACCAATTAGCTCCTGTAGGTGTAATTTTAATTCTGTGATAACGACCATAACTTCTAACAGGTGCACGATTTTCTTGACTAGTTGCAATAGCTGTTGAATATGTAATTGTATCATCTAACATGCGTCTACTTGCTATTTGAACATTAGCAGATCCGTTATCTACAGATGGTCTAATAAGAGTAACTACAGAATTGTAACCATATTCTAAATCATTTGTAGTAATGCTTGCAGTAGCGCTTGTTCCTGTAAATGTAATAATTCTAGTATCACGAACACCACCGAACAAGAACTTACCACCTTTATATAGTCTATCGTCTAGTGTAGTTACAAGAGTATCAGATGTTTTTAAAGCTGCTGCAGACGCTGCCATATCTATGGCTACACCTGTACCTGAACCTACACCTGTAGCTGTAAATAACACACCTACTGTATTAGCAACTGCACCTATAAGTGTATAATCTGTTGTGCCTATACTTCTTATTGTATAAGACTTACCTACCACAAAAGAACCTGCTGTAACATTATAAGCAGCATCTATATCTTCTAAAGATGTTCCAGATGTTGCTAATGTAGATAAATAGTCTACATCTGTGTCAGCTGTGCACCATTTTTTAGTTTCATAATTATAGATAAGTAGTGAACGAGCACCAGATACGCTAGTATAGTTCCAAATAACTAGGTTACGTTCAGGATCTACTGCTGCTGAAATGGTATCTATATCGCCAATGTTAGCGTTATTAAAGAAATATCTGTCTACCTTTTCTGCACCTATTCCTACAACATTTTGACCATCACATGAATAAAAACCATCATCTGATAGGAAGTAAGATATACCACCATATTGTGCAATAGAACCACCTTCTATACATCCAATGTTTCTAGAGATTGTGTCAAATTGAAAGAATAATGGTGAGCCAATATATGACATACGCACAATGGCTTTTTCTAGAAATACAATACCAAACTCACCACCTGTGATCCCTGTAATGTCTCCACCATCAGGAATGTCTTGATAGTCTGATTGAGAGGTTGCACCTGCTGTCCAATCTGCTGGGTCATTAATATCTGACCATTGTACTCTTGTAGGATAAGATCCTGCACCAATATTAGCTGCTACCACAAAGTCACGAACTGCTGTAATGTATTTAGCAATAGGTGCACTAGCGGCTAAATCTGCAAATAATGTAGATGAGTTTACATTGTATGATTGTATTTTTTCAGATCCATTAGATGCTAAAGCAAGATTACCAAATTGGATAAATTGCCATCTATTAATACCTGTATATCCACCTGATTTAGAAATATCATCTAAAGACAAATCTGATGAATCTAATTTAAATAATTTAGTAAGACCGCCTGCAAAAACAGATACATCATTATCTACTTTTGTAGCAAATACATTAGTTAAATTTTCAGATGCGTTTGCAGAATAATTTACTGGTGATTTAAATGGACCATAGCCTACAGCTAAAGGAATAACGTTATTAGCTTCAGATACAGTTTCTAAAATACTAGGTTGATCTGGTAACCATTCTTTAAATGCTATACGTTGTGTAGGCATTATTAAGCCTTCATAATGTAGCAAAGTGCATAGTAAGGAGGTAAGTTAGCATTAGTTCCACTTGCACCTTCAGTAGAAATAGTTGCTGTATGAGTATGAGAGCCATCAAAGAAAATAGTTCTACCAGCACGACTTTCACCACCGTCACCATCTACGTTATAGTTTGATTGAGAAAACACACCAGTTGTGCCACCATTATTACTACCGTTAGCATATTGGTTATTAATTTCACCAGTAAGTGATGTAGTAGCTACTGTTGCAGTATGTGTATGAGATACGACAATAGCATTTGCACTACCACCTGTTGCACCTACAGCATAAGTAGATGTAGCACCTACTACAAAACGGTTGCGTAAGTCTGGTGTAGAATTAGAACCATCACATAATAGCCAGCCACTAGGGATAGTTGCTGAAGAA